TCTTCTTTATTACCACCAGTATATTTTACTGCATGATAATCTAAAATCATTTGTTCGTTGACATTTACTTTATGCCCAAAGACAGGATGACCTTCGATGTGATGAGTGAATAACTCACCTAAGATTCTTCCGAACTTACCCTTGTCATGCGATACAAGTGAGATTGAATCTGCTTCTTCTAATAATTTCTTTAAATGTTTTTTACTTGCTTTACCGAATTTCTTTTCAGTTAAATCTCTAGTTCTAGATTCTGGAGTATCGATGCCAAGCATCCTTACTCTTTGTTTTTTATAAACCATACCGAACCCTAGGTCGATATCTACATCAACGGTGTCTCCGTCTACGACTTTTACTACTGATACTTTATACTCATACATTTTTATTCTCCCAATCTTCTAATGCTTTCTTGATTGATTCTTCTGCGAGAACTGAACAATGTAATTTTATCGGAGGCAACTCTAACACTTCAGCAATATCTTTATCTCTGATAAGTTTTGCCTCTTCTATTGTTTTACCTTTGAGTAAATCTACAAACATTGAACTCGATGCAATAGCAGAACCACATCCGTAAGTTTTAAATTTTACATCAATGATTCTTTCTTCTTCATCTAGTTTCAATTGCAACTTCATGACATCACCACAAGCAGGTGCACCTGCCATGCCTGTTGCTACATTAGGGTCTTTAGGGTCGAATCGACCCACTGAAAATTGTTTTGGTGCATTTAATACACCCTCAAATCTATCTAGTACCTTTTGACTGTAGGGCATGTTCTAACTTCTCTATTCTTTTTATTCACACATCTATTTATGCGAAAAAAGTATCTAGACTTGCTACAGGTTCAACATTCCAATTGATTAATTGAACAATGTTTTTTAGAGGTTCTATAAATGATTTATCGAACTGCATGTCATAATCAACATATCTATGTAAGTCAAACTCTCTTGGTAAAGAGTTAGTGAATGCGATGACATTCTCATTTATTGTATTTGGTAAAGTAAGATATGTGAAAAGAACTTTATCGCCATTCTTAATAGTTTCATATCTCATGTCTAAGTTCTTGTTAACTAACATATGATTGTATAACAAAGCGCCTCGTACATGTATGGGTGTTCCCTTTGAGTATATGTTTGTTGGGTCTTGATATTGAATTAGACCTCTGCAACCTCTAGGGAAAGAAACATCTTCTACAGGCAATTCTCTGAACTCTTTACGAGAAGTTTCTACGAACTCCCATAGTTCTTTTTCAGAACCCCTCATAACAATCTTCAATGCTTCTTCAAGTCTTTTACGAACCCATAATGGTGTCGATGACTTAGCAGTTTCAATACCCATAATCTTTAGTTTAGGTTCTGCAAGTCTGACACCTTCGTTGTCATGAACATTTAGAATGTATCTTTTCTTTGCAGTCCAGATACCTTTGTCTGCAATTACTTCACGACCCATTTCCATCTTCTGTTCGAATGCATTGGTGTAGTCTGCAAGGTCTTCAAAACCTTTTTCTAAAACATCTTCGATTGTCTTCTCAACTTTAGATAAAAACTCTACAATCTTAGTTTTGTCTGTTTCATCTGGCATAACTGCTTGAACAAATTTATCCATTGTAATGTATACTGAATCAGTATCAATTGCAATCACATAGTCTTCATCTGTTTTAAGTATCTTATTTAGATATTCGTTTACGATTTTCTCTGCCCAACGAATAGATAATTGACCTGCTGTTGTAATCGCCTCTGCAAGGTCAATACTAAAGAATGCAAAGTATTGATTCGCAAGAGCGCCATAAGCAGAGTTCAATGCAATCTTTCTAACAAGTTGATTGTTATGAGCTCTACTAATAAGTCTTGAAAGTTCTTTCTTTCTCTTAGGGTCAGTACACTTCTCTTGTTCTTTTTGATACTCAATCATCTGACCTTTGAATCGTTTTCTATCTTCATAGAAAGTTTGCATGAGTTCAGGAAACATGCCTTGTTTATCTCTACTGAAAAGAACACCGTTTGGTGCAACAGTGGTGTTAGTTTGTTTACAATATGATAAGTCACATTGTTTGTTTAACATTCTATCTACAGTCACATCTTGTCGATTACCTTTGACCATCTTCTCAGGTGAAATGTTGTATTGCATAATCAAATGTGGATACAGTGAATTCAAGTCGAATGACATGACCCAATCGTGACCACCAACAATAGGTTCTTTAACATATGCACCCACAATAGGTTTGTTCTTATCATTACCTGTCTTTAGTTTTTGTGGGGGTGTCTGAATGTTTTGTTCTTTTAAGAAGTTGTAGATGATAGTTTCCCAATACTTCACCATGCCGAATGTATCGATGTAATTACATTTTGCATCGTAAGACATAGCAAGAGTCAAGTCTAAGAAACCTAGTTTCTCTTCTAGTTCTTCTACAAGAACAACATCTCGAACATTGTATTCAAGATATTTTGCATAGTTGTTCTTATATAAAGTGTGAAGTGACCCATACTCTGAATAGTCTAATTTCTTTTTACCCAATTCAAAGTGTGAGATGTAATCAAGTGTATATGATTCTCTGTTAGCGAATGTTCTGTTTCTGTATAGTTCAAGGTAGTCAATGACATTCACGCCTTCTAGTGTGTAGACTTGTTGTTTCTGATACCCCATAGATGTAAACTCTCTACAGTTTACAAGACCCCATGGTGATAACTTTCTATGTTCATCTTCACCGAATAGTTTATCGATACGATTACAGATATATGTAATATCAAAAGAGTTTACATTCCAACCTGTGATGATATCAAACCACTGACTACGCCAATACTTGACGAACTTCATCATCAAGTCTGATTCGTTTTTACATTCGTGATAGACTAAGTTCTGTTCATGGTCCCAAGGTCCGATGCCGAAGACTTGTGGTTCTTTACCGAATGGTTTTATTGTGATTGCATTGATTCTTTCTTGAGCAATCATTGGGTCTGGAAACCCATTCTCAGATTCACACTCAATATCAAGTGTCGCAATCTTAATTAGATTTGGGTCGTATTCAATATGACCTTGAAATTTGTCAGCAATATAAGTGTAGATGTATCTATCGTAACCGTGTACTTCGAAACCCTCTACGCCAGAATACTTCTCTCTGAACTTTCTTGCCCCACCCATAGAGTTAAGATTGACAACCTCTAGAGGTCTGCCATCTAATGCTCTGTAAGGTGATTGACCTTTCTTAGATAGAATATAATGATTTGGTCTGTATGATACAGACAGTTTTTTCTTTTCGCCGTTCTGATAACCGATGACATGTATCTTGTCACGACTACGGCATACGCTTGTATAAAAATCCATGTAGTTATTATACTACAAAGACTATTCGTTTAAAAGGGACTTATCGCCGTATTCTGTAAAATGTTTTCTAACGACATCTTTTATATCTTCGTAATGTGCAATAGATTCCATTTCTTTTTGAATTGTCTCAATATGGTCGCCGTGTTCAGCAACACCTACTGAGTTCTTACATTGAACTAGCACATTCGTTTTGTGTTTTGCAATCATTCCATCAGCATGTGCTACAACTGATTTCAGAATTTCACTTGTCATATCTTTCATTATCTATTTTTGTCCTCTGACTCTGTTATTACCTGTCGCAACTTTAAAATTAGTTTCGAGTTGGGGCTTTGCTTCAAACACCGTTTGTACGAGTTTCTTGTTGATAATGAAGTCGTATTCTTTGGCATAGGGAATGAAAGGTCCAAAGTTGACCTCCATTCTTCCGTCTTTGATTTCTTCCACCAATCTCTGAGCATCTCGTATCTCGTAATTTCCGTTCCACAGTTTCTTAACAAAACCAATTATTACTTCGCCTGTATCCAGACGAATACATTTTACACTACCCACAATTTAGTACCATCTCTTGTAGTTCAACACTTCGTCTTCCCACCTGACCGTACCATCGTGAATCTTCCATTTGTCTAGACATTTCTTCCCAATCATGTGAAGAACATGCTTTTAGCATGTTTCTAAACTTGCCTAGTCTATTTGCACCTAAGTTGAAACACATATTCACTAGAACATGTTGAATGTCCTCAGGTAAATTATCAAAATCAATATCATGTTGTTCGCATACATGTAATGTTTCGTCTACATGTTTGTCAAAGTCTACATCATAAACTGTGTCTACTCTTTCTTGCGATACAGGTGTGCCTTCTGGTTCTCCGAATTCGGCGTCATCTTCTCTGACTAGATGCCCTACACCAAAAGTTAGATAACCTAATGAGTCCTTATAAATTTCTAGGACTTCACCTTCATGTCTTTTGATTTGTTCTTTTAGAATCTCTTTGTTCATTTTCTTTTTCCTTGTTGACTTGCTCTTGTATTAACTCTACAAGAATATCACCCATTAGATTATTGAGTTCGGTATTATTTAGTAATTCTTCAATCGCTCCCTCAGAAGGTTCTACGCCTTCTGGTAATTTTCTTATGGTTCTTTTAAAGTTTAGTTCAGGTTTACCATCTACTAACTGAACATCACCATATTGATATACTAAACCTTTCCATTCAGTGTCAACTAACTGAATCCCTGCTGTCTCATCATATGGATTTTCTACAACTATGTATGTATTCTTAAACAGGCTCATAATATCTTAACCTCTCAATATCGTCTTCTGATAAAACTTCTCCGTATTGTATCTCTACAATTCTACATTCTTCATCGTATGGGTTTGTAATTTGATGCCATGAACCTCTATGAACTGTCCATGATTCATACTTCTCTAATGTATGAGTCAATACAGGTTCAGGCGATGTATCAGAATAATTAATATCACATTTACCTTTTGATACAACCCAAACTTCACCTCTATGTTTATGTTTCTGATAACTCATACCTTGACCAGGTGCAACTATGAGTTCCTTTACCTTTACATTTGGGTCTTGAAATAAATCATAGAACTCTCCCCAGCATCTCTCTTCTTTTCTATATTGAAAGTCTTTAAGAATCCATGATGATGAATTCTTTTTATCATCACCACCTACACCAAATCTAAACTCTATATCTCTGACTGACATCTCAGGTATATTTTCTATAGTTCTATCACCACCATTACAGAAGATTACATTTGCATCAGGATTGTTTCTCTTTACTATCTCTAAACCATCACAAGCAGTTCCGTCTGAATCATCAAACTCTATTACATCATCTACAATTTCTAAATGAGATAAGATACACTTTCGTTCTTCAAATGACATGAAGTGTCTACCTTTCTTTTTCGCCAACCAATTATCACTATTGAGTAATACTACAAGTTGATTACCTTGTTCTTTAGCAGACTTTAAGTATGCAATATGACCTGAGTGTAAGGGGTCGAAACCACCTGACACGACCATCATATTACCGATGCAATTCTTTAAATACATAATATTCCTCCCTGCCGTGATGTAGTACATGAAAATCAGGCAAACTCTTAATATAATTTCTATACTTTCTGAATGTAATTGATTTACCCCAACCCATGTAATCTCTAATCTCTCTGATTGATACTTTCTTTTTCTCTTTAATAAACTCTTCTATCTTATCTCTAGCATCTGTATGACTCATCAATTGACTGTTAGAATCTAAGGCGTCTTGTATTAGTTTTTCAAATCCACTAACCCTATTACGCCAACTATGAACTTGACGGCAATGTTCTAGTGCAACCTGTGACTGTTCTAGTCTATACTGATTATCATCTAATAGTCTATCGAAGTGTTCTACAGCAGTATCGATATCTCTGAAACCTGTTTCTAGTTTGCCAAAGATTTCTTTTGTTTCATTACCCACATCGTAAACATAAACTACACCTTGACCCAAACCATCTTGCGATGACATTGCCCAACGATTACCTCCATGATAACCTGCAACACAGGTTCTAAGTTTATGTAAGTAGTCTTCTCTACTTGGTTCGCCGCCCAATTCAAAGAATGATGTATCATCAAAATGTTTTGATAACTTTGTTGTCTGGTCTGCCATTGTAAACCATACTTTGAAATCTTGTCTTTTGTTTCTAAGTCTTTTTATAATTTGTAGAAACTTATCATAACCTCTGTAAGCATGAGTTCTATGATTGAATACAATTCTCTTCTCAACTTGCTGTACAGGTTTATCAATTATCTTATCGTCTTCAAAACCAAGATACACAGGTGTCATTATGTCTTCTAGTTTTTCGATTGTCTTTTCACTGTAATGTTCTTCTAGTTCAGACAAGAGTTCTTCTACCTGTGTTTTAGTATTGAATCCACATTTATCCATAGTCAACATACCTGCAACATTGTAATGATAGAATGTATGTTTATTGTTTGGGTTGTTTTCTTTGTTCTCTATCCAATGTGAGTACCCAATAACAGGTATATCACTAGAGTATAAATTCTGTAGATTGTTTACAACATTAACTGTTTGTTCAGGTAGATGTGACCAGACTACATCGTATTCGACATTCAATGTATTGAGAACATCTTTCCAGAAACCTATAAAATCATAATGACTTCTCATTGAATTAGGAAATGTTGGTTGGTCAAACAAAGGTTGATTTACATTTGGAAAATCTAATTGTTCACAAAACTTAGGCATAGGAATTGTAAAATATAAATCATCTCTTTTAAGATTCAATTCTCTAATTACATTCATCATCACTAAGACGAATGAATCTTTCTCTAGTTCTCGTTGTCTAGTAATGTTAGGTATAACTAGAATGTGATGTTGACTTCCTTTAACCATATCGAAGTCGAAGTCTTGTAAATCATATAAGTTCATCGTATAATATCAATATCTCTTTTCTTTGACCAAACTTCTAATTCAGTCCTTAATCTTCCGTCTCTCTGTAGATTCTCATATCTTTTAGAAGCATGTTTCTTCCACCATGCAATCACATTATCAAGTTCAAATCTATCATAGTTGACATTCTTTTCTAACACATCTGTTTCTAGGTTCATATACTCTTTGACATTCTTATAACCATATGTCCCTAGATATTGTCTTTTTCTTTCAGTAAGACCTTTTGCATCTAAGAAACATTGTTTAAATGGTTTGATTAAATCACTATTATGTTCTTTCAAAGAGTTAGTGACAATCTGAATCATCTTGTTTTGTGTCTTTAGTTTCTTAGACGATGCATGTTCTGGAACTAGAGAGTTGCCGTTGTTCTGATTCTCAAACCAATCTTTTAGATTTCTATAATCAATATCTGCAAGTGAAGGAACAAAATCTGATTCAGTCAACCCTATGAACTTCAAGTAAGGTTTCATGCCATCATACATTGATGTAGTCTTTGATGAACCATACA